CAGCACCTTCTGCTGCTAATGGAACAGAAACGTTACGTCCTACGCTAAATTCACCATTTCTAGGCATTTCTTCCTACGCCCTTATCTGCACGAGGGAGAGAAGGAGCAGAATCATCGTCAAATTTAAATGTAGTTCCTGCAGTTCTTTTTGAGTACGACAAAGGCATCTGACGCGGACCACGAGGCGTGCGCCATGAAGTGCGCTGTTGAAAAGACCCAGTAGTCGACGAACCCAATGACATGGGAGACTCAACCTCTAATGATGGCGATGAACTATCGCTATCACTATCCCCGAACTGTGCATAAGAACGAGGCATTTTTAGTACCCGCTCTTCGCTCCGTAATTAAAGTCTGGAGATTGACGTCCGCTTACTGAAGGAACAATCTTTGCATTAGCCATTGTTGCTGATGCTTCAGCAGAGTGAACTGCTGGGAACTTAGCGCCAATGCTATAGCGTGCGCCCATTCGCTCAGATTGTGCTGCATTACCTGCAGAAACATTCTTGCGATTTGCTTTGTTTGCAATTGTTGGGTCGCCAGCCTGAGTGTTCTTCTTAGGCATTAGTTTGCCCTTAAGAGGTTTCCCACTGATATTTGTAACACCTGAGTAATCCATACCTACATAACGGCGTGGACTAGCAGAGTGTGCTGCAGATGCGAGAACTTCTTCTGGGGTATCAATATTTCTATTTTTCATGTTACCTGCCGATTCTAAGTGGCTTGAGGCCGCGCCCATACGACGACGCATTGCGTGACCCATGCTTGACCAAATTGCCATAAATACTCCCTTGCTTAACCCAAGGATAAGCCTGTTTTAGTTTGCTGTAATGGCGAATACGATGGCGCTTATCTCACCATCGCGGCTTTCAATCGTGGTAAAGCCTGGTTTACAGGTTAAATCCATGCCACGAGGTGCGACATAGCCACGAGAGATTGCGATTGCTTTGACTGCCTGGTTTACTGCACCAGCACCTACGGCACGGAGTTTTACCTCATGCTTGTCGTAGATTGCGTGAGCGATTGCTGAAGCAACTGATTGAGGATTTGAGCCTGCGCTTACTCGTAGAAAGGGTTCTTCAGTAGTGATTGCTGGTTCTTGTGTAGACACGTTTTTTAGTCCTTTGGTTCCGATGTAGTGCCGCTCCTAGGACTAAATAGTAGGACTAATCTCGTCGTTGGTCTCGGTATTTACTGTCCTGCATTTGCATAACTACAGACTCCTCGACCTTATCGGTAAAGATATCGGCAGCCAGCCTTGCTAGGGCGTAAGAATCGGCAGCATTGTCATCACTGAACTCGACGCCCCATCTCTTATACATCTGTAGAAGCATCTCCTGCTTTTTGGCATTTCCCTTACCTGCTGCATATTTCTTTAGGGTCATAGGAGGAACCATTACTGGGAATTTAGTATCGTCATCAAAGTAATCGTAAATAGCCAGTTTTACAAGGGCCGATAATTCTCCAAGAACTAAGGCAGAGTGGCTGGCGAGAACTGTGCCTTCCATTGCAATCTTTTGTATTTGATGTTTTTCTGAAATGTAATCTAGATGGTCAAACAAAAACTGACGGATATCTACAAGACGTTCAACGCCAAAATACGGAGACTTGTATACCCAAGTCATATATTGCTTAGGGTCAGACACAGCCAATGCTGTAAATGCAAAACCAGTTAATGACTGGTCTATCCCTATAGCAACTAGTAAATCTTTTTCTAACCCTGCATCAATCGACTTGGTTGGCACGGCGTTCTCTTTCAGTAATGACCATGTCTACAGTTCCAAGATACCCAGCGCCGTCTACCAAGTTATCCCTCTTGTGCTTGTAAACTTCTCGTGCAATCTTGACCCATGCCATGGCAAGGCCTACTTGCTCTTCAGTTATGTCAATACCAAAAATTACTTCCCAACCCTTTTTAATTCTTTCAAAGTTGTCTAACGGATGGTCATAAGAAGCATTTCTCTCATTGTTGATGAGTTCATGTGCTTCGGGCAGAATTGGTTCACTCATGGAATAAACACATACCTTCCTGTTAGCCATTGATTTGATGCAGTTGTAGTTGTAATACTTACATACGTTTCATTCACAGTCGATTTCAAACTCTTCATCCACAATCCAGCAAATGCTGCTGTTGCATTAGAAGTACCGACTGCAAACTGTCTGCTTCCATCCATAGCGGTATAGAAGAAGCGACCATTGGTGTAAAAATCAGTTGACGCATTGCCGTTGCTGTAGAGAGCAATCGTTGGTGTAGCAGCCTTGTCCCAAGCCTGTCCACCTAATGAAACTGGGTTATCAGTTGCTCCAACAGAGATAACATCATCAATACATGCAGGAACAGCGATATTGGTTCTGTTCTTCTCATTACCTGTAGAGGCTATTACTGCTACCTCTTGTTGTTTCAAAGAAGAAATTGCACCCGTTAACTCAGGAGTTGCTCTACATGGGGCGTTTACTTTTCCTTGAGAAATGCTGACTGCCTTGATGTTTAGGCGAGACGCATTATTAACTACCCAACCTAATGCCCTTGTGATGTCATCAATCGAATATGCGCCTGCACGACCATTTGGCTGCAAACCCAATACACGAATCAAAACAACCTTTGCATCAGGATTTACTGACGTAAGAATTGAAAGCATTGTGGTTCCGTGTACAAATGCTGGCAGTGCATTGGATGCAACTGTTGCTGCTCCAGCACCTTCTTGAAACTTAGTTCCATTTGGGCATGCCGCAACAGAGACTATGCAGACCTCATATGCAACATTATTTGGAAACAGAGTTGTATTAAAACCAACATCAATAATTGCAACTGTTGGTGTATTTGCTTGGGCTGGAAATGAAACTCCAACCAATAGTAAAACAAGTGCTAATAACTTTCTCATACGTATTCCCTCCTCGGCCCTCCAGCCGTTCTACGAGTTATTTCCCTCGATACTAGAGTGATATCCCTTTCCTGATTGGAAAGCATCATCTCTACCATTTTTCTGTAGGCATGCTTTTCTTCTAAAGCATCCTCCAACTTTACTACATCATCATCGATGGCAATCTGAGCCCTGATAAGGGTGACTTTGTCACCTTTTGTAGCAGAGCCTAGTTTTTCTACCATCAACTTATTTACTCTAAAGTCAAGCGCTCTCTGTGCTGCACGCTCTGCAATCTGAGCCTGAGCCAGTTGAGAGGCTGTGTAATCAGCCCAACCAGTAAGTATTGTAAACATTTCAGCCAACTGCTCACCACTGAGGTCAGTGATGTCAGGAGGTAAAGTTACTAAGTCATACGATGGTTTGGGAATATTCATTCCCTTTTCAACTAAGGTATCAAGTCGCATTGTTTACACCCATCTAATGAAACGTTACAGTCAGGCATACTATCAGCGTTTACGGCATCGATAACTTTCTGGGCTGCTTTAAAAACTCTTTCTACAATTTCAAAGTTTGCTTTAACTGTGAATTCTTTGTAATCCTGGTCTGCTTTGAGTTCGTAAATAAAAACTATTTCTTTAGGAGCGTCATCTCCATACATACGCTGTGCTAACTCAAGATACATCTGGCCTTGAAGAAGGTGGCTACGGAAAGGTCGTCGAATGTTCTTCCAAGCCTTAGTTAAGTCATGGTTGGCATCCATAAGAAGGTCAGGAGCCTCATAACGGAGTGTTCCCGCACCAATAGACTTTATCTCTATAAGGCACTCATCTCCAATTCCCTTTATCCATCCATCTGTATGACCAGCAATACGCAGTGACTCATCTCGTAACCCAACTTCTGCATATTCAAGGATGTCGCATCCACAATGCTCGCATTCTTTAGGAGACAATCCAAAAGTTGTTTCTTTGCAATAGATACATTTGAACTTACCGAATAGGTTGCCCATCTCATAAAACCGATTCTGCCACTTGGCATGGATGGCATGACCTTCATCAAATATGTTCTGTAGCCTCAAAGAAGGCTTCTCTTGCTTCTTCTTTCCACCTTTTAGTAGGTAGAAAGAATATCGATGGCACCAATCTGACTTAATGATTTCTGAAGGGTGAAGGACATCAGTACGACGGTCAGACTCAGGTCTGCGCATCAAATGACGCTCAACATCTCCTATAAGACGATGGTCTTGCTTTTTGGCATCGAGAAATCTCTTTAAGTCTGCAGATGCTTGCACTGGCACTATTGCACTTCCTTACTGAATATGAATTCTTTGAGGGTCATTTTCTTTTTGTATTTTTTCTGCCATTTACGAATTAAGGCGTTCCTCTCACGATGAGAAAGACCTCCCCATATTCCGTGCGGTTCATCTCTTGAGACTGCGTCCCATAAACACTCAGTTCTGACTGGACAATGGTTCTTTCCACTTTCGCCAAAACAGAACTCTTTTGCTTGACTAGCGATAATCTTGTATTGATTCTTGTCTCTTGGCGGGTAGAAGATGTCGGTGTCTTCTCCTGAACAACGCGCTCGATATCGCCAAGCGTACTCTGGTTCGTCCATTCTTTAGGCATCCTTTGTTTTGTCCCTCATCTCTAGGAAGTCATCCTCAAGCAGGATGACATAGTCTTCCCCA